GCAACAAGACATATACTAGATGCCGGTTTATACTTAACAAGAGAAACAGCTGAATGCTTATCTCTTAGAATATCCGATATAATAGAATACCATCCCGCTAAAGAAGCGTTCATAAATAAAATAGGTAGATTTAATGTTGCGGTACTTGGCGAAATGTCTAGTTTGCATTTGCACGACTTTGGCATATACATGGAGCTAATGCCGGATGAAGAGGAAAAGCAGATATTGGAAAACAATATACAGGTAGCTCTGCAACAAAATGCAATAGATCTTTCTGACGCAATAGATATTAGAGGCGTTAGAAATTTAAAGCTAGCAAACCAACTATTAAAAGTTAAGCAAAAGAAAAGACAGGAAAGACTGCAAGCAGAAAACCAAGCTAACATACAAGCCCAAGCTCAAGCTAATGCGCAGGCTCAGCAAGTTGCTGCTCAGGCTGAAATACAAAAAGACCAAGCATTATTTCAAACTAAGTCTCAACTAGAACAATTAAAAGGTTCTATTGAAGAAAAAAGGATAGGTATTGAAGTAAACGCTAAAAAAGAATTAATGGGATTAGAATTCCAATACAACATGCAGCTAAAAGGCCTGGAAGTAGATGGAGCTAAGTCTAAAGAAAAAGAAGTTGAAGATCGCAAAGATCAAAGAACTCGTATCCAAGGCACACAACAAAGCGAAATGATCGAGCAAAGAAAAAACGATTCTCCAGCAAAAAACTTTGAATCCGCAGGAAATGACGTAATGAGTCAAGGATTTGGCTTAGGTGCGTTTGATCCTAGGTAATAATAAGAGTAGTACTAATTATATAATATTTTATCATGGCAGAAGAACAAGAACAAGTAGAGCAGGTGGAAACACCTCAAGAACAAGTAGTGGATACCAGTCCCACGTCAATTGACGAAGAAGGTACAATAAAGCTAGATATGTCTAAGCTAGCAAACCCGCCAGAGGCGCCAGAAGTAGTGGAAGCTGTAGAAGTAGCGGAAGCTGTAGAAGAAGTAATGCCGGAGCCGCCCGTTGCTGCTCAGGAAGAAACTATCCTGGAAGAAATTATTGAGGAAGAAGCACAGGTGTTAGCTGAAGAAATACAAGAAGCAGTTGAGCAAGGACAACAAACAGGAGTTGAATTACCTGACAATATACAGAAGGTTGTAGATTTCATAAATGAAACCAGCGGAACTCTTGAAGATTATGTTAAGCTTAATAAAAATTACGATGACTTAGATGAGTCCCAATTATTAAGAGAGTATTATGCTAATACAAAACCTCATTTAGAAGAGGAGGATATAGACTTCCTGATGGAAGACAACTTCCTTTATGATGAAGACATAGACGAAGAAAGGGATATACGAAGAAAAAAACTAGCCAGAAGAGAAGAGTTAGCAAAAGCTAAAAATCATCTTACTGGATTAAAAGATAAATACTATCAGGAAATTAAAGGTGGCGCAAGGCTAGCTCCTGAACAACAAAAAGCGGTAGAGTTTTTCAATCGCTATACAAAAGAAAACGAAGCAGCAACTCAATTAGCTGAAAAACAATCAACCACGTTTTTAAATAAAACAGAAAGTGTTTTCAACAGTGATTTCAAAGGTTTTGATTATCAAGTTGGCGACAAAAAATTCCGTTTTAAAGTTAAAGACGCTCCTAATGTTAAGGAAACCCAAAGCGACATTAATAATTTTGTCAAGAAGTTCTTGGATAAAGATAATCAAATGTCAGATGCAGCGGGGTACCACAAGGGATTGTTTACAGCTATGAATGCAGACTCTATTGCAAATCATTTTTATGAGCAAGGTAAAGCCGACGCCATGAAAGCGAGTATTTCCAATTCGAAAAACATACAAATGGGCGCGAGAGGTGTTCACGAAGATGTTAAAACACCGAATGGATGGAGTGTAAGATCAGTCGATTCTGGGGGAAGTGGTTCAAAATTGAAAATAAAAAGTTTTAAACACATTAAATAAGAAAAATTATGGCATTTGCAACAGCACCAGCTACATTAGCTAACTTAGCTCACTTAACGCCGCGACCTGTAAAAGGTTTATTTGGAGACAACTATTTGGCTCTAGCGGACATGGATTGGGCACAACAATTTTTACCCGAAGTATACGAAAAAGAAATCGAGCGTTATGGAAACAGAACGATTACAGGATTCTTACGTATGGTCGGAGCAGAGATGCCTATGGCATCGGATCAAGTAGTTTGGTCAGAACAAGGAAGATTACACATCGCTTACGATACAGCAACATCTGGAGCTGCAGCGGCTAAAACAATTATATTACCTTCTCCTGGGGCAGACGGCAAAGTGCCTCTACTAGGACCTGGTATGACAATCGTGGTAGCTAAAGGTAACGTTACAAATAAAGCATTTGTAAAGTCTATAGGAGCTTTAGCGGGTGGTCTTCAAACGTATAACATTGAAGTATATGATACCGCTACTGGGCAATTAGATGCAGCTCTTGCAGGAGCAACTTCAGGGGCACCACTTAGCTTATTCGTATATGGATCTGAGTACGGCAAGAATTCAGCAAACGCTGGTAATTCAGTTGATGCTTCTTTCACCACTTACAGTAACAAGCCAATCATCTTAAGAGACAAGTACTCTGTAAATGGTTCAGATGTTGCTCAAATTGGATGGGTTGAAGTTACTACTGAAATTGGAACAGGAGGATACTTATGGTATCTAAAATCTGAGCATGAGTCTCGTATTCGTTTTGAGGATTACTTAGAAATGTCTATGGTTGAAGCTAAGAACGCACAATTTGCTTTCACAGACGCAGCTGGAGCAACTATTTCAGGTATGCAAGGTTTATTTGACACGCTAGAAGAAAGAGGATTAGTATTCAACGACCCTGCTTTTGGAGCGGCTGGTGGACTAGCTCAATTTGACACTATATTACAGGAGCTTGATAAGCAAGGGGCTATCGAAGAGAACATGATGTTCTTAGATCGCGATACTTCATTGAGCATCGATAATATGCTAGCAGCGCAAAACTCTTATGGAACTGGAGGAACATCTTACGGTGTATTCGAAAACTCTGAAGAAATGGCGCTTAACTTAGGATTTTCAGGATTCCGTAGAGGATCTTACGATTTCTATAAGACAGACTGGAAATACTTAAATGATTCTACAACTCGTGGACTTATTGCAGATATATCAGGAGTAATCGTTCCAGCAGGAACATCTACTGTATATGACCAGCAATTAGGACAGAACATCTCACGACCATTCTTACACATCCGTTATAGAGCTTCAGAAGCTGATGACAGACGTTTGAAGTCTTGGGTAACTGGATCAGTTGGAGGAAACTACACAAGTGACCAAGATGCAATGAATGTACATTTCTTGTCAGAAAGAACTATGTGTACTCAAGCAGCTAACAATTTTGTTCTATTAAAGAACCTATAGTTGTAAGTTTATTGTAATGATTACCCTCGTTGAATCTACGGGGGTAGTTATTACCTTTATTAGTGACAATAGCTTATTATAATTAATAGTAACAGGCTAACGTCACGCATTATTAACATTTATATTATATCATATTATGGCTAAAAAAGCTACAGCAAGTAAAGCTGAGGTTGCTCCTCAGGAAACAATTAAAGAAATTGCGCGACCAATTATGGAAGCGCCTATAAAAGAAGTAAAGAAAAAAGACGAATGGGTTCTTAAAGATCGTTTATATGAATTAACAAGATCATCTCCATTAGTTTTCACTTTACCAACTTTTCATACAGCTAAAAAAAGTTTATTATATTTTGATGAAAAATTAGGTTACCAAAGAGAAATAAGATATGCAACAAACCAAAGATCTTGCTTTGTTGACGAGCAACAAGGACAAGTTGTTCCAGGGCGTATTGTTTTTAGAGACGGTAAACTTAATGTTCCAAAAAGTAACGTTGCATTGCAGAAGCTGCTATCTTTATATCACCCCGCTTTAGAAAAGGGAATTTATGAAGAATACAAACCAGCACAACAAGCTAGTAACGAAGTTGATTGGATTGAATTTGAATTAGAAGCATTAAACTTAGCTAAAAGCTTAAGCATCGAAGAGGCAGAGGCTATACTAAGAGTTGAAATTGGAAAATCGGTTAACGATCTTTCTTCTTCAGAATTAAAAAGAGATGTATTAATATTCGCTAAAAGAAACCCTAACTTGTTTCTACAATTAGCTACGGATGAAAATACACAACTAAGAAGCTTTGGCGCTAAAGCTGTTGAACAAGGGATACTAGTTTTGTCTCAAGATCAAAGAACATTTACTTACGGAACAAACGGACGTAAAATAATGACAGTGCCATTTGACGAACACCCTTACTTTGCTTTATCTGCGTTCTTTAGAACAGATGAGGGAATGGAAGTGTACAAGGCAATAGAAAAAAGACTAAATTAGTCACCTTTATAGTAATAGGCTGCTGAAAGGTGGCCTATAACTATATAAAATAAAAAACAAATTATGGCTGTAAGTGTAGATACTGTTTATCAAAGGGTATTAGCAATTCTTAATAAAGAACAAAGAGGATATGTAACACCCCAGGAATTTAACCTGTTTGCTAACCAAGCGCAGCTAGATATATTCGAACAATATTTTTACGATATTAATCAATTTGGCAGGGTACCCGGCAATGATACGGAGTTTTCCGACATGCTTAACTTGCTTAATGAAAAAATAAATATATTCGAAACGAATGCCGCTATGACTTACGGCGGAGCATATTGGTCCACTCCTGCCAACTTATACAGGCTAGGTACCATTGTATATGATAACATTACAACAAGCAAATCTTTATACCCAGTTCCTAATACTGTGGTAACCACAACTACTCAGGTTGAGGCAGAAAGAATAAACTATAATGAATTCTTATATATAAATCAATCCGATTACACAAAACCAACAAATTCAAGACCCATATTTGTAGCTTCTAACCTGGGCTATCAAGTATACGGAGATGCTCCTTTAATTACTGGAGTAAGGTGTAATTATATAAGAAAGCCAGCACAAGTAGCTTGGGCATATCAAATGGTATTTGGAGAAGCCTTGTACAACGCAAACGAATCCACTGATTTTGAGCTGCATCCTTCCGAAGAAACAGAGCTGGTAATTAAGGTATTGGAATTTGCGGGACTAGTTGTTAAAGATATAGGACTATATCAAATTGCAAACCAAATAGAGGGACAAACTAACCAACAAGAAAAAGCGTAATATATGGCATTGATAAATCAAACCCCAGAAGAATACTACTTAGGGCCTGACGGCGTATGGGATAGTAATGACGAAAATTATGGCGACTATCAATTTGTTAGCATATCTGATATTATAAATAATTTTATAATCGCTTATGTTGGACAAGACAAGCTTATAACAAAAGTAAAAAGAACTGACGTAGCTTATTGGGCGCAACGAGCGGTGCAAGAGTTTAGCTTTGACACCTTGCCTCAAAATAAAGCATTAGAAATAGAGGTTCCTCCTGGGCTGTATATGATTTTGCCTCAGGACTACGTTAATTATACTAAGCTATCTTGGACAGACGGATCTGGTGTAGAGCGAATAATATACAGAACAGATTTAACAAGCAACCCAAATGCCGTTATACAAGATGCTAACTATGATTATACTTTTGATTCCGATGGCAATATACCTTTAGCGGACCAATCTGAAACGCTAAAAAGATGGAATGCTAACAGCAGCTACCCTATAGGTGGTGCAGGTGGAGGTAACTGGGATTTAACAAACAATCCAGATTTGCTTTCATTGTATGCTTATGGCGGAAGATACGGTATCAACCCGCAACAAGCACAAGCGAATGGTACTTTTTACATAGACAAAATAAACGGGGTAATTAGATTTAGCTCGGACATACGGGGCCGCATAGTGACTCTTAAATATATAAGTGATGGTTTAGGCTCGCCTGAAGATATGACTGTACACAAGCTCGCTATGGACGCCATAGAGAAGTACATAGCTTACTCTATACTAGCGACTAGATCTAACGTGCAGGAATACCTTGTGGCTAGATTTAAAAAAGTTGCATCTGCAGCTAGAAGAAATGCTAAAATTAGATTGTCAGAATTAAAAACTAATTTAATGGCACAAGTATTCAGAAATCAATCAAAATGGATTAAACACTAAAGTTATATGGCGGAATTAATACACACGTTTACCAGTGGTAAAATGAACAAAGACCTTGACGAAAGGCTTGTTCCCAATGGAGAATATAGAGACGCCTTAAACTTAGAGCTTGCATCTTCAGATAGCTCTCAAGTCGGTACTTTTCAAAACATAAAAGGTAA